AACTTCAGATCCGGCGGTACCATATTTGGGTATGAAGTAAAAGACCCCACAAGATATGGGGTAGTTAACTTTGAAGAAGGAAAACTTGAAAGTGTCGTTGAAAAACCGGAAGAACCAAGTAGCAACTATGCAGTTCCGGGGCTATACTTGTTTGATAAAGATGTTGCACAATTTACTAAAAAATACGTTAAACCTTCTAAAAGGGGAGAGCTGGAAATAACTTCTGTAATTAATCAATACATTGCAAGAAAATCAGTAAAACTAGTAAAAATCAACAGAGGCTGCGCATGGCTTGACGCCGGGACTCCTGCGTCATTGCACGACTCAGCACAGTACGTTAAGGTTATAGAAGAAAGACAAGGAATTAAAATAGGTTGTATAGAAGAAGCTGCGTTTAGAAGAAAATTCATAAACAAGAAACAGTTAACAGAATTAGCGGCAAAGATGCCAGACAGCGAATACAAGGAATATATAGAAGGGCTATTATGATATTAGTATTAGGACAAACCGGCTACATAGGAAGTCAATTCATAAATGAGTTAAAATATAGGAATTTATCATATAGGGGTATATCGCGGGTAAATATAGATTATTGTAATTATTCTGCGCTACATTCTTTTTTAACAACAGATATTGCTAGACATCTTTTTGGGCTAGTTATTAATTGCGCGGGGTACATAGGTCGCCCCAACGTAGACGCCTGCGAAGATCACAAGGCAGAAACCATAGAGGGAAATGTTGTATTACCAAAAATGATATCGGATGTCTGCTCAGACGCTGGTATTAAGTTCATGCAGATTTCTTCTGGATGCATTTATAATGGATACGACAAAACGTATACCGAGGAAGACCCACCCGATTTTTGCTTTAAAACTAATAATGGTTCTTTTTATTCTGGATGTAAGGCGTTAGCCGAAGATCTAATTGATAAAGATAATTCTTATATTTGTCGTTTGAGAATTCCTTTTGATGAATTCGACAATTCTCGAAATTATATTTCTAAATTAAAAAATTATGATAAATTATTAAATGCTGAAAATTCAGTCTCTCATAGGGGAGACTTCGTAAAGGCTTGTTTAGATTTATATGAGATGAATTGTGATACCGGCATTTACAATATAGTTAATACCGGTTCGGTGACAACCGCTTGGGTTACACGGCAGATGGCAAAATATAATATTAGAAATGATTTTAGCTTTTTTCAAAGCGAAGAAGAATTTTATAAATTTGGAGCGAAGGCTCCAAGATCTAACTGTTTGCTCGATAACTCGAAATTATTAAGCTCTGGAGTTAAAATAAGAAACACTGAAGAAGCCATAGAGGAATCTCTAAAAAACTGGAAAAAAATATGAACTTATTAGTTACAGGAGGGTGCGGATTTATTGGTTCCAATTTTATAGACCACATTATAGAAAAAAAACAAATTTACAGACTTGTTAATGTCGATTGTCTTTCTTACGCTGGCTCATTAGATAATACAAAAAAATTTAAAAATCATCCTAAATATTTATTTGAAAAATACAACCTGTCTAATTACCCACAGGTCTACGATACGTTTTATAAATACGACATAACACACGTAGTCCATCTTGCCGCAGAAACACACGTAGATAACTCTATATCCGACGCTGACGCGTTTTTAGAAGCAAATGTACTCGGGACGCACAACCTCCTTAAAGCGGCTTTAAAATTCAAAATAGAACGGTTCCATCATGTATCTACTGATGAGGTATATGGCCATTTAGAGAAGGGGGATAAGAAGTTTTCAGAGAGCACCCCATATGACCCAAGGAATCCATATTCAGCGTCAAAGGCTGCTTCTGATTTTCTAGTAAGGTCTTACTTTCATACCCACGGCTTGCCAGTGACAATATCAAATTGCAGCAACAACTATGGCCCAAACCAACATAAGGAAAAATTTATCCCCACGGTGATTGATTCGTTATTACATGAAGCCTTGATACCTGTATATGGCAAGGGAGACAATATTCGAGACTGGATTTATGTGAAAGATCACTGTAAGGCAATATGGAAAATTCTTACGAAAGGTAAAACGGGCGAAACTTATTTAGTGGGGGCAGAGTGCGAAAAAACTAACTTAGAAATAATCTACATAATTTGTAAAATATTAGGAAAGGATCCTAACGAGCATATATCTTTCGTAAAGGATCGTTTGGGGCATGACTTTAGATATGCCATTAACAATTGCAAAATATTTAAAAATTTGAAATGGAAGTCTTCCACAAGTTTAGAAAAAGGTTTACGAAAAACCATAAAGCACTATGAGACAAAATTTTTATAGCCCTCTTTAGGTAACCGCCGTGAAAATCGCCATTATCCAACCTAATCTTTTTCCGTTTACTGCTTATTACGATTTAGCAAAAAGGGTAGATAAATTCATTTTCCTAGACGATACCCCGTATAACAATAAAAGCTGGGTAAACAAAACTCTCCTTAAGTTAAATTCTAAGAATTACTATCTCAGAGTACCTATGGAATATGATGTCAACTCGACAACTATTACTAAAGACTTAAAAGCGAAAGACGACAAATGGAAAAGCAAATTTTTAAAAATTATTAAAGCTCAATATAAGCGTGCTCCTAATTTTAAATTTTTATACCCGATTTTAAATGAAATTATTAATATACCCACTGATGTTTTTGCACACACATCAGCGTATAGCGTGTTTAGATTGTCTCATAGCATATTTCAATCCAAGGCTCAATTTACCTTTTCGTCTTTAGAATATCAAAATGTAAAAATACCATATTACGACAAAATTCTTCATATATGCAAAAAAGAAAAAGCATCAACATTTTATACTTTCGCGAAAAGCAGGGGCGCGTTTGATGAGAAAAAATTCTTTGCGAATAACATTGGAGTAAGTTTTTTCGTTTCTTATTCCGATCGTTATTCTGTTATCGACTACCTTATGTCGGACGATTCTTACACAGATATTATTAAAAAAGAGTGTAATCTACTACAAGATGAAACAATATGAGTCTGTGAGAGGAGGGGGTCAAGGCAGTAAGGTAAAGATCCGCGGCGACAAGAAAACAGCTAAAGACTTAACTGAAACCAGCAGAAAATGCCAGAAAACCCCGAACCCAATAAAAAGGCAAATAAAAATAAATCAATTTCCTTGGACCGAAAAACAAAAAGAATTTTTTAGGGTAGCTTTAGACCCTTCGACTAACATAGTCTTCGTTAACGGCCCAGCCGGCACAGCAAAGACCCTCCTCTCCGTATACTGCGGTCTTCAGCTTTTAAACATGAAAGCTGCTGATGATATAATGTACTTACGGTCTGCCGTGGAAAGCTCTGACAAAAGCTTGGGGTATCTTCCCGGGGACGCAGGCGAAAAGTTAAGATTCTACAACTTACCTTTTCTTGATAAACTAGACGAGCTGTTGGCAGAGAGCACCGCTCAAAAATTAGAAGAGCAAAAGAGAATCTCCATGTTCCCGGTAAATTTTGCCAGAGGCATGAACTGGAAACATAAATGCATTATTCTTGACGAAGCGCAAAACAGCTCCATAAAAGAAATTATAACTGTACTCACCAGAATGGGAGAAGGATGCAGATGTTTCGTGTTGGCTGACCCAATGCAAACCGACTTAAAGAACGGAAGTATGCATGGGGGTTTTGAAGGCTTGACTAGGCTTTTTTCTGACGAAGAAAGCGTTAAGATGGGGGTATACTCATTTGAGTTTTCGGAAGAAGATATTATGCGGTCGGATTTAGTCAAGTTTCTTGTTAAGAAGCTTACGAGTCTTTCTGCCGAGGGAAAAATAAATGCACCCAGCGCTAAGAAAAGAATTTGAAAAACTTAAATCCCTGCCTCAAAAAGAGGGCTCATCTCTTGCGATCATAGAGACTAAGATGGAAAACGCAGTCTTTATTTCTAGCGGAGAAAAGTTGGTATGCCTAGTTATAGAAGAAACTAAAATTCACAACATGCTGTCCTGCTTTAAAGTTAATTTAAAAAAATGGGAATGGGCTGAGGATGAGGGGTTTAAAATAGAAAACGGTATACCGAAAAAACTAGCTAATGAAATTTTTGTTAAATTTAACGCTCCAAGCGAATACTTGGATTATTTAGATTTTTTGTAAAGCTTAATCAAAGTGGTCTTTGTCTCGCCACGCCAACCACATTGAAACGCCAATAAGCATGGCGAAAGGAGTAAAGCAAGCAAAGTAAGCAGCTATAGTTTCTATATCCATTTTTACTTTTTGGGTTTTTTTTCGTTTTCCCCGTGTTTCTCAATATGAACCTCGGCCTCGTGAGCAAGAGAGTTTATTTTGTTAAAATATTCTGCAAGAATACGGTTTTGGTTTTTACAGAAAGGAAAACTTAAAGACATAATTTGTTTTAGTTCTTTTTTCATTTTGTATCGTCCAATACGTATTACACCTATAAGATTATATTTTCTTTTTAAAAAAGGGAAAAACCCTATAATATAACTACAAACATGAAAACATACTGTTATGACTGTGGAGCGAAATTGGAATTCTCCCCTAAAGACAAACCTAAATTTTGTGCGAAATGTGGGGTTTCTTTGAGCGGGGTAAAGGAAAAAAAATTGGAGGCGGCCGCCTCCACGGAAGGCGAAGAAGAGGATGCGGTAAGCATTCCAAGCATAAGCGAGCTTGACTTTGATTTTGTGCGAGACGCCGAAACAAACAAGAAAATGACACTCGGCTCAATAATGGGGACTCTAGACCCGGACCAAATGCAGGGGCGCGCCCCCCTTGGAGCGGGAATCACGCAAGAACAAGCTATGGAACAGTTCAAAAAGGAGGCCGGATCAATAAGACAAGGCTCCAAAAAGAAAGATGCTCAAACATGAACCTAAAACCACAACAAAGAAGCCTACTTTTGAAGAATGTATAGGTTTTATAGATAAAGAAATTTACAAAAGAAAGGGGAAGTGGAGCTTAACCTCTCTCCATTGGTTAGATTATGATGACGTATCACAAATAATAAGAATACATATTTATGAAAAATGGCATTTATATAATCCAGAAAAACCTCTAGCGCCTTGGATTAATAGAATAATTTCAAATCAAATAAAAAATCTCATAAGAAACAATTATGGAAACTTTAGTAGACCATGTTTAAAATGTGAAGCGTCAGAACCCGATGACTCATGTAAGATATACCAGAAACAATGTAGCGAATGCCCACTTTACGCAAAATGGGAAAAGGGAAAAAAGAAAGCGTATAATGTTAAAATACCCTTATCCCTAGAAGATCATACGCATGAAATTAGATACATATCTTTTGAAGATGGAATTGACATAGAAAATATGGCTCAAAATTTACATAAGAAAATGAAACGAATTTTAAAACCAAACGAATGGATTGTCTACGAAGGATTTTTTATAAAATACCAAGAGGAAGAAGAAATTTCAAAATTATTAGGATTTAAATCAAACGAAAAAAACAGAAAACCGGGATACAAGCAAATAAAAAATATCAGAAAAAAAATAATAGAAAAAGTAAAAAAATGCTTAGACAAAGGGGACATTGACATCTTATGAAAATAATAGACAATTTAGCAGACAAGTTATATTTAGATGTCTCAACTGTGCCGGGCGCCGGCATTGGGCTTTTTACCGGAAAAGGTATAATGGCTGGAGTTCCTGTGTGTGAGTACAAAGGGGATTCGTTTAAGAATAATGAAGAAAGCATTGACTTACTTGAGCAAAGATATAATTACACTTTATCAGACAAGGTGACAACGCGCAGTATAGTGTATGGGTTCATGCACTGGCCTTCCCTGTGCGTGGTTGACGCTAATCCTTATTTATGCAAAAATGAGGTAGGGATGGGAAGCTTTGTAAATGATGTTCAAACCCACGAACAAAGAAAAGACAGACCAAAAGAAGTGACTGCAAAATATTGGGTTGATTCTGGGTACAATGTTTTTTATTGGCCCTTGCCTAATGAATCAAAATTTATTTTAATATCTTTAAGACCTATAAAAATGGGAGAAGAACTTTTTTCTGATTACGGCGACACATATTGGGAGATCATGGAGCAAAGACAAAAAGAGCTGAAAGGGGATAAAAAAAAAGAAGACAAAATAGAAAAAAAAATAAAAGAAGCTCTAGAAAACACCGAAGGAAAAAATGAGTAAACATGAGCTAACCGTAGAACAGGGGAAAATAATTTTAAACGAATGGAACTCTCGACCAAAGGATCCCCCCTCATTGTTGGAGCTTATAAAGCTGGCTTTCCCCGAGCAAAACTTGGACGGAAGAACCAAAGAAGGAAGAGCTGTGAAAGCTTTTTTAGCGACAAGGAAAATAAAAGCTAAAGGAGCGCACGAATATCAGGCGAAAGAAAAAATGGGACTAACGGACGAACATAAACAGTTCATAGAAAGCAACGCCGCTTTAATGAACGGGAGAGAAATGGCGTGCGTTATATTTGCTGACAACGAACTTACAAATCTTCACCAAGAAGTTAGGACGGTAAATGATTATATAAAATCTTTAGATTTAGAACCGTACGAAAACCCCAATGAGGTTCCTAATTCAAAATATAAGCCGCCGAAAACCTTTGACAAAACCGTAAACACTGTAAATAGATATGTTAATAATGGGATCGACAAAAATAAAATTACGAGCTCTGTTAAAAAGAACATTGATTCTTTGATAAATTATTTAAGCACTTATAGGTTTAGTCATCAAATTAATACTTACTCGTCGCAAACAGACAGAGACCTGTTCGAGAGCAGCTTTATAAGGTATACGCACGATAAACCAGACTTATCTCAAGAAGAGGTAGATCAATACATAGTCCTTTCTACAGAAGTTATTATTGCCGCCAGCATTCAAAGAAGGACAGAAAGACTTCAGACGTTACTTGATACGGCGGCAGAAGACACGGAAGGAAGGCGTATCGCCATGGCTCTTGTAGACGCCATCAGCTCCGCTCAGACAGAGTACAACCAATGCATCAACAGGCAACAAAAACTGCTAGACTCCTTAAAGCAAAAAAGAAGCGATGTACTTAAAAACAAGATAAAAGAAAACGCAAGCGTACTAAACCTTGTTCAGCTCTGGAAAGAAGAGGAAACCAGAAAGAAACTGATACAACTAGCGAACGTAAGAAAGAAAGCCGTGGCAGACGAAGTTCAAAACTTAACTGACATGGATGAAATTAAATGCAAAATTATGGGAATAAGTAAGGGGGAAATTTTAGATGAGTAACATCATTGTCCCAGACCCAACTTGTCAAGCTTGCCAAAAACAATTTGAAGTACACAGGCAATTACATGCGCATATTAAAGCTCACGACTTAAGGGTTGTCGAGTATTATCAAAAATATTTCCCAAGATACGATCTTCATGACAACAAAATTATTAAATACAAAACTTTAGAACAATATTTTTCAACTGACTTTAATTCCAGAACCAACCTTCGCCTTTGGCTTAAATCGGTGACGGAAGAAGAAGCGGTGACTTACTGTAAAAACATTCTATTAAAAAGAAAAAATGACAAAGGGCTTATTTATACCCCAACGCAAGTAGAGCTTAGGACAATACTTTCACCGCCCATTCAGTATCTACGAGAGATTTTAGACGGGTATTATAAGGTCTGTGAGGAAATGGGATTTAAAAACAAATATCAATTACCGACAGAAATGGTCGAAGGCAAAGAATACGCAAAGCCACAATACTCTATACACGTGGACACAAGAGAGCAGCTGCCCTTAAAGTTTGATGATTACCGCACTAAATCTACGACGCTATCTGTAGGAGACTATACTTTTAGTGAACCCAAATTAACATGTAATTGCTACATAGAAAGAAAATCTTTGGCCGACTTTATTTCTACCATGAGTGTTAAAAATTTAGAAAGATTTGAAAAAGAGATAATAAGAGCAAAAGAAGAAGATATCAATTTAATTGTTTTAGTAGAAGACACCTTGACTCACGCAGTAAGCTTTAAGTTTCTGCCGCATATATCAAAGAAAATAAAAGCAACGCCAGAATATATATTTCATAACGTAAGACAGCTAATACAAAAACACCCACACATCCAGTTCCTTTTTGTCGGGGGGCGAAAGGAAGCGGAAAGAGTCATAAAGAAGATATTCTTCAGTGGATGTTTTTACAAAAAGATAGATCTTCAATACGCGTACGATACGAAAGTTTTATAATGTGGTATTGCCCTGAAAAATACAAAACAGAGCCAGAAAACGTCAATAAAAAGATGTTTGAAATGGAAGGCTTTTTGTCCGATAAAGAAGCAAAAATAACTTTAGCAAAGTTTTTGCAAGCCAACTTAGGCTTTACTACCGAGCTATTGTCAGGGATTAAGCTTGCGACGTATCAAGAAGTGACTCTTCGCGGCATGATGAATAGAAATTTTACGATGTGCGTATGGGGGCGTGGTTGTGGTAAAACTTTTATAGCTTCGGTTTTTTGTTTTCTCCAATGCATATTTAACCCCGGGACCAAGATACTTGTCGCTGGCCCAACGTTTCGTACGGCAAGATTTATATTTAGCAATTTAGAAAAAATGGTAGAGTCAAAGGGGGCAGAACTACTAGCTCAATGTTTCGGTGCAAAAATAAAACGCAATGACCAATTTGAGTGGTCTATCAACGGAGGAACCATAACGGCCATTCCCCTTAACGGGGAAAAGATCCGTGGTTTTCGCGCTAATGTTCTTTTGCTAGACGAGTACCTCTTATTGCCGGAAGACTTAATCAACACGGTTCTTATGCCGTTCTTGGTCGCGCCTCAAAACATGAAAGAGCGCATTGAAATTAGAGAAATGGAAGACAAATTAATTGAGTCAGGTCACATGAGCGAAGAAGAAAGAATAGTGTTTGATAATGATTCAAAAATGATTGCCTTGTCCTCGGCGTCGTACACGTTTGAAAATTTATACAGAACTTACAAAGATTGGGGAAATCATATTTACGACGATAAACAAAGTGACTCTACGTATTTTATTTCACAAATGGGGTACGAGGCATTACCCGAGCACATGATTGATCAAACCATTATTGAAGCAGCTCAAGACGGGGGAACTTCTAACGCTTCTTTTCAACGTGAGTATTGCGCTATGTTTACGGACGGAAGCGACAGTTATTTCAGCGCTATTAAAATGCACGCATGCACCATCCCAGACGGAGAAGAGCCGACCACTTTAATAAAAGGTCATTCAGATAAAAAATATATAGTAGGTATTGACCCCAACATGAGCGATAGCCCAAGCGCTGACTATTTTGGCATAGCTATAATGGAAATTGACGAAGAAAAAGAAACCTCTGTGTTAGTGCATAACTATGCCGGGTTGGGAAATTTAAACAAACACGTGCAATATCTTTATTACATAATAGAGAATTTTGATCCAGTTTTAGTTTCCATTGATAACGCTGGAGCAGACATGTTTCTTGAGGCGGCTAACAATTCCAAGCTTTTCTTGGACAATAGAATTAATTTAAAAACAATTAAATTTGACTCTAACAAAGAGGGAGTAGACTATACCAAGCAAGTAAGAGATCTTAAAAGAGCATATAATAAAGAAAATAAACAAATAATATTTAACCAAGTCTTTTCTAGTGATTGGATAAGAAAAGCCAACGAGCTTCTGCAGGCTAATATTGATTACAAAAAGATATGGTTCGCTTCCAGAACGTCTGCAAATGGCTCAGAATTCGATAAACAAAGCACGTATAAGATCAATTTAAAACAAGTTAATGAAATAAATTTAGGGATGTTCATAGAAACCCAAGATGATCTGGTATATCAAGTCAAAAGACAGTGCGCGTTAGTTGAGGTGAGAACCACGGCAAGAGGAACACAGACGTTTGACCTACCCCAGCATTTAAAGCGAAATACCAGCGCAAATAGGGCGAGAAAGGATAATTATACGGCATTATTGCTTGCGAACTGGGCAACCAAATGTTACTTTGACATGCGGAATTATAAGTTAAATGAAGGAAGCGAGACATTCGTCCCAAGAATGGTGTAATTGAGATAAACCTTTATATAGAAAAATAATCTAAAATTAAAGAAAATGAGCCAAAATAAAGCAAACGAAAAAAGCACCCCTAAGAAGCCAAGAAAAAGGGTGACGAAAAAGTCTGAAACGTCTGCTGCGCCCTTGATGACCTCTACGGCTTCTCACGAATCTTTAGCTCATAAGGCGGATACTCATTACAGAAGAAACAAATCCGGCTCAATACAAAGAACGGATAAATTCAAAAACATAGACGACGGGCTTATACCGTTTAAAAGCTATAGCGGCGGAATGCAAGGAGGAGTCTCTATCAGGGACGCTGTAAAACTTTGTCAGAAGGCGTACTATAATTTTTCAGTTTTTAGAAACACTATCGACTTGATGACGGAATTTTCCACTAGTGAAATCTTTTTCGAAGGGGGCAGTAAGAAATCTAGAAACTTTTTTGAGTCTTTGTTTAAAAAAATTAATATTTGGGATTTGCAGGACAGATTTTTCAGAGAATACTATAGGTCAGGAAATGTTTTTCTGTATAGGTTTGACGCAAAATTAAAAGCTGCTGATGTTAAGAAAATATCTCAAACTTTTGGAGGAAGATCTTCTAAAGTTGCAATCCCTTACAGATATGTAATTTTAAATCCAGCTGACGTAACAATTGCTGGATCTATGAATTTTTCTATCACACAAAAATATCACAAGGTACTTACTGATTACGAGCTAGAAAGAGTCAGAAATCCCAAGACTCAAGAAGATAAAGAAATATATGATGCTCTCCCCCCGGAAACAAAGAAAATGATGAAGCAGGCTCCGGCAGCATCCTCTATTATGATTGAATTAGATGGCGAAAGATTTGTCGCGGTATTTTACAAAAAGCAAGATTACGAACCATACGCTGTTCCCATGGGGTATCCGGTCTTAGAAGACTTAAACCATAAAGCCGAGTTAAAGCAAATGGATATGGCTATTACAAGGACAGTCCAGCAAGCAATTCTTCTCGTGACTATGGGTACGGAGCCAGACAAAGGGGGAATTAACCAAGAAAATTTAATGAAGATGCAGGGCCTTTTTGAAAATCAATCGGTCGGAAGAGTCTTGATTGCAGACTACACCACCAAAGTCTCATTTATAATCCCTCAGGTCTCGGATATCCTTGACCCCAAGAAGTATGAAGTCGTAAATGCAGACATTAACGCTGGGCTTAACAACATGCTCACGGGCGTAGGCGCGGCTGGAGAAAAATTTGCGAACCAACAAGGGAAGGTGGAGGTATTCATAGCTAGGCTTCGGCAGGCTAGGCAAACGTTTTTAAACGACTTCCTTATCCCAGAAGTTAAAAGAGTATCTAAAACATTGGGCTTTAAGAATTATCCTACCCCAAAATTTGAAGAGATTTTACTAAGAGACAATACGCAAAAATATAGAGTATATACCAGAATGGCGGAGTTGGGGCTGCTTACTCCAGACGAGCTTTTTCAGGCACTAAATTCAAACAGGCTTCCGAACAAGGAAACATCAATGGAGTCTCAAAAACAATATTTAAACGATAGAGATGATGGCCTTTACTTTCCCTTGGTTGGAGGTTCCCCCACAGAAAACCCTGCCATGGAATCTTGGGAAGGGGCAGAGCCCAAACCCTCGGTTGCGCCGAAAGAACAAACTAAAAAAAGCCAAACCACCTCGCCGAATAACGGAAGACCACCCGGAACAGGAGCTCCCAAAGAAAAGGAGATGGCGGCTAAACAAAAATACAGCTTTGAAGAAGTGAGATCCAACATTGTTAAGTCTCAAAACTTAGAAAAGAAAGTTGAAAAAGAACTTAGAAAAATACACGAAAGAACAAGGCTTACAAAAGATCAAAAACAAATTGCCCAAACCATCGGGCATATAATTATAGCTAATGAAACCCCCGAAGATTGGGAAAAATCCGTTAAGAAATATTGTAAAACGCCAGTCGACCAAAACAAAGAACAAGTTAGCGCTGTAGAAAAAATAGCTTGTGAACACCAGCTAGACACTTTTATGGCAAGCATGTTGTACCATAGTAAAACGGAGGTGGAAAATGCCGGGACCGGGTAAACCATTGGCGATCGATAATTTGGGGCGGCCGAGTTTTTGCGAAACCGTGTCCATTCATTGGAACGATCATGCTGCGTGGCAACGGGGCGGCTATATGCTTGCGGGCCGGAAGGGCTATAGTATTTTTATATTTAGTGTTACCGTCGTCGATCCGTTTTGGATGTATCCCGATCAAGACTCAAACGGCAATCCGTTTCCGTTTTCAGGCTACATGCCGAGGAACACGAGATGCACACTCTCCACCCACGGCATGGCGGGGCAGACTCGATGGTTCGGCGGTTCCGGATGGCTGACCGGCAACGGATTATTTGGCAACCCCCATGTGTTTTCCGCGTGGGATGGGGTTCCGGGCAACCACGCTCCGAAACCGATAATATGGTCACTCGAGTCGTTAGAACCCGACTTTCTCGGTGATAATCCAGTTATGTTAGGCGAGATCATTTGTCATGCGAGCGCGAGAAAAGTTTTATATAAGGACGGCGACTGGCTCTCGCCAAAGGTGACCCCAATAGGAAGCAACGGCCATAACAAAGTTAACGTCTACGTTCCTGAGGGCAAAGGCGTGTGGGTCGGAGACTTCACGCACGGGGATGGATCGCTTATTCACTTGAAGGATGGTTCTTGGCATGAGAGCATGGCTGACTCAATCCCGGGGACCGTAACGATAACATATGAATATCGAGACCCATGGACGAAGGATAAGCGGTGTCGACCGAATTGGCTTGGGGTGGGGTTCGGCTGGGAAGATAACCAGTTCATAGCCAGTTCAGAGTGGAAAGACTGCTCAGCCGCTAACGGTGAGTGCGAAGATTTCTATGTGGGATGCTTCGTGAAATACAAGGATGTGTGCTACAGATGTACTGATGCGGATGCGGCGAATTCGGGGGGCGACAATGACAGGGGTCTACCACCACCGTCGGGGAAAGCTGAAGTAGCGGAGGAGAAGAGTGCTTGGAGGACGTATGTGAGGACGACGGTTGAGGAAGATGACCCCGCTCCGTTTGTGTCAATGAGGCCCAACTTTGCGGCGCGAGGTTGGGAGCCTTGCAGCGCGCAGGATACAACGCGGTGCAGGACATCGGCGCCGATTCTTCCCCCGGCCATCACCAAGTGGATGGGGTTTGACCCGCCATTTGTCGTTAACGGCAGTATGCAAATCACCCGGAGTGCGGGGAGCAGCATAAGCTTCACCGTGGAGGCCAGCGGCACGGAGCTACTCACCTACCAGTGGCGCAAGCTCGGCAGCGCCTTTCCTGCTGCATGGAACGATATTGCGGGGGCCACCGACGCCTCCTATGAAATCCCCACTGTGGAGTACGGCATTGACGTGGACCCCGGTCAACCTGTGGGATCCAACCCCAATCAGGGACTTGACATCCATGGAGGCAGCTACGCCGTGGTGGTCAGCAACGCGGTGGGAAGCGTCACCAGCAACACGGTGGTGTTGACCGTAATCCCACAACACACAAGATTTTATTTCAAGGGTGGCGACGATCCCAATGTGCTGGGAAATCGCTACTCCTCCTCTCTGTTTGAGGGGACTGGAAATAAAGCGGATGGATCGAGCAACGTCACTCATCAGGTTACTGTTGTGGCGGAGGGTAATGCTAATGGCACGCATACGCTTGTCATTGGATTGTATGGAACGCAATCCAATGTGACACCCAATGAGATATGCGGAATTCCAGTAACTGCCGAACATAATGTCGCGGCGGAGCAGTATGGTGATTACCTGCCAAGCGGCAACTGGACCAATTATTCGCTCAATTCAGGCATTTCCGCCGGCCTGTTGACATTTGGCCCCGGTGTGCATGAGCAAACCATAGATATACTTATAGTTCCGGGGCCTCATGCCATTATACCGCCGGCCGTATCGTTGGACGATAGTGACGATTTCCCTGATAGCGATAAAGTTTTTGGAGTTGTAATTTATAGCCCGACTGTAACTAACAACACCGGCGCGGCCGGTGCAACCGCTAGCCTCGAACCTGATCCTGCGGAATTCAATCATAGCGACGGGACAGGCGGT